CAAGGAACTTACTATTACGATAAAGACCTTAAGAGATGGCAATATAAACCAGCCGAACAAGAAGAAATAGATTACGAAAGAGAAAAAGGTAAAGTAAAAAAATACGGAGGTAAAAAATGCTATACTTGTAACAGTTCTAAAATGAAAGTGTTATATAATAAAGCAAAATATAAAAAATAATTAAACAGTTTTTTATTAAAACCCTTAATATATCTTTGTGATATGAGTAAACCCACAGTTAAATTTGAAGACATTACTTTAGACGATGTTCTAGGGGATGGAATCGAAGCAATTAGCACAGACGAAGGTGCAAAAGGTGCTTCAGCCGCTGATGACAGCGATGATAATGATGATATTAAATCTGATCCATTAGATGAGGATGAAGATGAGCAACCCAGTAAATCAAGTAAAAAACTGGATACAACTGATCCTGATGACGATGATGATGATGATTCTGATGATGATGACGACAGTGATAGTAATAGTGATGGTGACGATAGTATTATTTTTTCTATTGCTAAATCTCTTGGTTATGAATTGGAAAAAGACTATGCAGAGACAGAAGAAGGTCTAGCAGAATTTACTAAAGATATTGCACAAAACATTGCAGAAGATCAACTTGATGGTTTGTTTAAGCAGTTTCCTTTAGTACAAAAACATTTGGATTTTGTTTTAGCAGGTGGAGATCCTGAGAAATTTTTTGATGCTTACAATCCAAGAGCAAGTTTTGAAAACATTGAGATTGAGCAAGAAGATTCTCGCACTCAAAAATATATGATTACTGAATTTTTAAGAACCAAAGGTCATGACGATGAGTTTATCAAAGACATGATTAATGATTATGAAGATTCTGGTAAGTTATTTGATAGAGCTAAAGTTGCTCAACGCAATCTTGCTACTGTTCAAAAACAAGAACGTGAAGTAATGGTTCGTCAACAACAAGAGCAACAACAACGTGCTCAACAAGAAAATGAAATATTCTGGGAAGGAGTAGCTAATACAATTCAAGAAGGAAAAGAATTTGCTGGCATCCGTATTCCAGATCGTGAAAAAGCTAAATTTTTTGATTACATTTCTGAACCTATTAGTGATAATGGTCAGACTCGTAGAGATAAGGATTATGCAGAAGCTAATCTAGAAGCTAAATTAGCTTTGGATTATTTGATGTATAAAGGTTTTAACTTAAAAGATATTATTAACGTAAAAGCAAAGACTGAAAGTGCTGTTAGTTTAAAAGAAAAAATTAAACAAAACGAAGAGCGTGTAAGGTCAATGCAAACCAACGATAAAAAAGGAAAGAAATTTGATGCAGATAATCTGGATCTAAAAGCATTGTTTGGGTAACTAAACAATATAACAATTAACTTTAAATAAATATAATTATGGCTCTAATGCAAGTTCTTAAAACGTACTATAATGATGCCCAAATGACCGATACTAACTCATTGGTTAATGCACTTATGGAACGTCCAGAGGAGATCTCTCCTATCATTACTCACTTGGCTGGTCGTGAGGAAAAGAAATTTCCATTGTCTTTCTTGACTGAAGGTGTTGGAAACACTCGTTCAATTGATCGCTACGAATATGAATATCGTGTTAAAACTCACGAAATCAATGTTCGTCCTGTTGTATCTGCTGCTCCTGGCGCTGTTCTTGGTGCTGGTGGCGCTCCTTTCACTTTGACGTTTCCTGACAAATGGTTTATTTTCCCTTACACTTTGGTATCTCAATCTGGTACTCTTGCTCGAATTATGAGTGAACCAGTGCCAGATGGTTCAGGTTGGAAATATACTTTGCGTTTGGTATCTCCTGATACAGCTTCTGTATCTATTGCTGATGCTTCTCCTGGTTCTTTGTGGGGTATGATGTATGCTAACGTAGGAATTGACTTTTCTCGTGGTAATGCATCTAACTGGACTGCTCCTGGTTTGGTTCGTAGCAAAATTGGTACTGTACGTAAATCTTACCATTTCTCTGGAAATGCTAAAGATTATGTTGCTCAATTTGAATTGCCTTTGAAAGAAGGAAGTAAGACTAAATTGTGGATGGATTACGAAGAGTACCGTCACATGTTAAAGTTCAAAGAAGAGTGTGAAATGTATTATTGGTATGGTCAAAAGACTCATGATGCAAATGGTGTTAGCACTATGTTGGATGAGAATGGTCAACCTGTAGTTTCTGGTCCTGGTTTGTTGGAGCAGATCATTAACAAAGACACTTACTCTAACTTGACTCAAGCTAAAATTGAGGAAGTTATCGGTGATTTGTTTTATGGTATGACTGATGCTACTGACAAGCAAGTAACTCTTTATACTGGTATCGGTGGAGCTCGTGAGTTTGACCGTGCTTTAAAGACTTACTATTCTTCTAACTCTTATTTGCAAACTACTCAACCTACCTTCATTACTGGTTCTGGTCGTAACTTAGGAATCACTGGTTACTTCACTAGTTATGAGCATGTTGATGGTCATAGAGTTAACGTAGTTAAATCTCCTTTGTTTGATCACGGTCCTGTTGCTCAAGCTTCTAAAAAGCACCCAGTTTCTGGTTTGCCTTTGGAATCTTATCGCATGGTGTTTGTTGACCAATCTACTTATGATGGTGAAAACAACTTGCAAATGGTTAACAAGAAAGGTCGTGAGTTGTTGCGTTGGTGTGTTGCAGGTTCAGTTGTTCCAAAAGGATTTACTGAAACTGATACTCGCGCAAGTGATATTGATGGTGCTTCTGTGCATATGTTGAAGACTGCTGGTATTTTGCTTCGTCGCTTCGATACTAGCTTGGATCTTCAGTGTATTGCATCCTAAGTTGTGTTGGTTTATAAAAAGATGGGGGGAGTTAACCCTCCCCTCATTTTTTCTAAATATAAAAAACTCCTAGTTATTCTTAATCTGGGAAATAATTAAATAAAAAGAACAATATTATGAGAACAATTATTATTAGAAGAAAGGAAGTACTTAATCACCTTCCAAAAGAAATCAGAGCTGGAGCTAAAGTTAAAATTGGATCTATCTTTGTAAACAGACTTCCACTCAAAGGAGTAGAAGGTAAAGAAGAAGAAAAATTATTGAAAGAATTGGTTGATGTTCCACCTACACACAACGAATGGCCTGCAAAAACAAAAGACTTCTGGTCTAGTTTAAGCATTACAGTTCCATTTGAAGGGGTAGAGTTAAACATTGAAACAACTGAAGATGGTACGCCAATTAATCCAATGGATTACATTAGATACAAATGGGCAATTAAACACCGTCAAGTTGCAATGTCTGAAGATGAAATGAAAACTTCTCCCGAAAAACGGTTTTATATTTATGATCCTCAAAAAGATCTTCTTAAAAAGAACAATAAAGTTCAAGTTAAGAAAGAGGCTGATAAAGAATTTATTAAATTAACTGGAAACTTTGATTTAATGCGTACCTTGCTACGTGTATTAGCTAAAGGAAATCCAGATAATTTAACTGACATGGAAGTTGAGAACCAACTTTATGATGTAAAAGATTCTGATCCAGAACGCTTTTTGAAGTATTGTAAAGACGACACTTTGGAGTTACGTTCTGAAATTTTAGAAATGATTGAAAAAAGTGTTCTTCGTCAAATTGGTAATCAAATTATTTACCAAGATGAAACAATCGGAGAAACTATGAAAGACGCAATTGTTTATTTTAAGAATAAGAAAAACTCTGGAGCTGTAAACGCAATGCGTGCACAACTTAAAGAAGTTAAATAATGACTGTAAACGAAATGCATATAGCTGTTAACCTGGGGGTGCAAAAACTTGCATCTTTCCAGGTTGACAACTTATTACCTGAAGAGATAGATCATGAGTTAAACTTAGCTCAATTGCGATTTATTAAACAACGATTTAATGCTAGATCTAATCGTCAAGGTAAGGGATTTGAACAATCTCAAAAAAGAATTGATGATCTTAAATCTTTGATTGTAGAACATCAAGATCATACTCAATTTTATGGAGAAGTTTATACTTCTAAATATTCTCCTATTTATGTGGATAGATATACTCTTCCATTAGATTACCTTTTTCTTGTATCAGTTAGAGCAGAAACTAAGTATTCTTGTACTACTCCTCCTGAACAAAGAAAAGTAATAACTAATTTAAGATACGTAAAGTTTAATTTAACTCCTCCTATTAAAGGGTACCTACTTAAAGATCTTTATGTATTTAAAAGTTCTAGTGCAACTTGGATTAAAATTAATACAATAGATTTAACTACTAATGAAAAGTTAATGAACTCTGATAATTATGTATCAGATATTCATCCAACATTAGCATTACCTGAACAAAATTCTGCAGGAATAACTCAGCATATATCTCCAAATGTAGATTCAAATCATTTGTATTTGCAATTTAAATTTGGAATTGGATTAGACAATATTTCTGATCCATCAGATCCATTGTATAATCAATGTCTTTATTCAGTATGGGTTAATCCATTAGATAATACTCAAACCGTTCTTGATTACATCAATGAATTTATAACACTTTCAATAGAAACTAGAGACTTTAAAACAAACTCTGCAATTCCTTTGTATAATAGAATTTGTTATTGTACATTTGCTCAGCATGACGATATATATGCTTTATTAGATGACCCATTTAATAAAACAGATTACGACTTGCCGTTCTACAACATCGAAGAAAGTTATTTGGATATATATACAACAAATATGTTTATTGCCAAAAAAGCAATAATTAAGTATTTAAGAAACCCAGTTGCTATTTCTTACAACCTCGGAACTGGATGTGAATTACCATTTCACACACACGAAGAGATTGTAGAGATGACAATTAAAAGCATACTAGAGGGGCTAGAATCCCAACGGTATAACACGCAATCGATGGAAACATTTGAAAGCGAATAAATAAATATAATGTTAAACGCCTAAAAAATTAAAAAAATGGCACCTTCAAATTTAAGTCAAGTATTTTTTTCAAATACTACTGACGCATCAATTCAAACTGCAGCTGGAACAGTATTTGCAGATTTAACTGGCACTGCATCTGCAGTTGAACTAGGATTTTGGGATGTAGACGCTGGAGACTGGTTGTCTACCGCTTATACAGGAGCAAAAAGAATCCAAGTAGTTCAAGGAATGCCTTCTGGTTTTCCAATTGCTAGTCCTATTATTAATGTTGCAGACATTAAAGCAATTAGATATTATGCATACACTGCTACTCAGTTGCATTCAATCGCTGTAACTCCTGTAATGTTAGCAAATGTAACTGCAGAGCAACCTGTTATGGTTCGTATTGCATTGCGTTCTGTACCTACTTGTTATGAATCATTTGTTAATCCTGGATCTACTTCTTTGGATATTTCTACTGGTACTAGCGCAGCTACTGGATCAACAAAATTTGCATTTCCTTTAGTAGGTAATCACTCTGCAGGTCGTATGATCTTTAACATTGAAGTTCCAGAAGCAAATGGAGCTTATAACCATGGTAACACTGTAGCAGGTCTTTGTACTGCAGTATATGAACTTTTGGGAAGAAACACTTTGTTAAACAAAATGTTTACTGTAGCTGATAATACTACTGCCTTTACTATTACTGCTCGTCATCCAGGTACTATCTTTGATATTACTTTGACCTATTCTGATGGAACTGCTCTTGCAGATACACAATCAATTACTGGTTATGATTCACATCAAGGAAACTACTGGCAAGCAATTTCTGATGAAAAATCAATGCGTGCAAAATATGGTAACTTTAACCGTATGTATTTCCCAACATCATTTCCTGAATTTGCTCAACCTACATATAAATATGATGTTATTGATATTTCTTATGCTCATGATCATCCTACCTCTACTGGTATTGCTCGTGCTGCAGAACTGAATAATGTTCGTATTTATTGGGGTAAAGGTTCTACTGCATTGTCTAACGCAACAGATGATGCTAACACTGTTATGGATGATGTATTAGGAATTACTACTATTGGTACTTCTCAACTTATTCTAGGATCTAACTAATCTAAACTAATTAAAAGCCTCACAATTTGGTGGGGCTTTTTATCTTATATTTGTAATAAATAAAATTAAATGCCTACATCTGCAAGTTTATTAAATCTTAGTCCTAATTGCACAAGTGGATACTTTTACTTGGCAGGAGGAGGAGTCAATCCAACAACTGGAGGAGCAGTTAATATTAGTGTTTACTTAGTAAATGGTGAAGTAGAAACTAAAATTTATCAAGGAAATCCTACTGTAAATACTACTACTACAGGAGCTATTAATTTTAATATTACCTCTTTAAAAAATGGAACAAATCAATTATATAATGCAGGAAATGCTGAATTAAATGCATTAATTGATAGTATAACTAATTTTAATGGATTATTTAAATTTGAATTTAAAAGTACTATAACTACAGTAAATTACATTGCTTCTACATATGCTTTAGGAACTTCAGCAATTGATTGTTGCATGGCTAATTTATTAAGCACAGTAATCAATTGTAATTGTGAAGGTGGAGATTGCCACGATGTAATCAGAAAAATAGAAAAGATTTTAATTTTAATTCAATGTGCAGTTGTTGATGCAGCTAACAGAGATATTGCCGCAGCGCAAGAAAAATATAATAAAGCTACAGAACTTTGTGATTCAACTTGTGATTGTAATTGCTAATGGGACAAATACCTAGTACCTTATACGGAAATCCATTTAATACTTACGTTTCAAGTAAGTATGATTGTATTGGAAATAGTGGGGATTCTTATTATGATAAATTAATAGGAGGGGTAGAATGTAATCCAGTTGAGTTATCTAAAACAGTAATAATTGAATATCTTCTATCTAAATACAATCTTATAACAAAAGAGGGTTTAGATTGCATATATAATCAACGTCCTTTTGCAGGAGTTGAAGACACTAATTATAGTACAGTAAATCAGTTAAATGATACTAACTATCTTCAGTTATTTACAGGGTATTTAAATATGCTTTGTAAAAAACAAACATCAATTTCAAAAATAATAATTAATACAATTCCTATGGGTATTGAACCATTTACTTTAGCATCAGACGGTACGGTAGAATACAGTACAAATGGTACTACTTACTCCACTACTCCTTTAGAAATTACTGGAGGAGAAACTGTCTATTTAAGAGCTACAGGAAGCGATTGTCTTGAATGTGGTCAATCTGCTTATGATATTTATGTAGACTCAGTTCCAGTAGGACAAACTCCATTAACTCAAGCAGCATGGTTAGCATCATTAGTAGGTCCTCAAGGTCCACAAGGTCCTGCTGGAACTAATGCTAATATTTCAGGATTAGTTTGGAAAGGAACTTGGTCTGCAACTCCTACACCTGCGTATGCAGTTAATGATGCAGTTCAGTATTCTGGAACTTCTTATGTTAAAACAGGAACTGGAGGAAATGCTAGTTTACCTCCTAGTGATGTAGCTAACTTAAATATTAGTTGGCAAGTATTAGCATTAGCTGGTATGACAGGAACTGCAGGAGCTAACGGTTCTAACGGAGCTAATGGAGCTTCAGGTGTAGCAGCGTTTAGAACTTTAAATACTGCAACTACTGCATGGACTTTAAAAGCAGACGCAGCAGTTGGAACAGCAACACCTGGTGGAGATCAATCAACTTCAAATACAACAGATGCTGGAGTATTTATTACAAGTAGTAGTACAACTGCATTTACATTAACAGTTCCTGCTAACTTAACTAACTTTCCAGTAGGTTATCAAGTTTCTATTATGCAATTAGGAACAGGTCAAGTTCAAGTAGTAGCTGGAGCAAGTGCTACTTTAGTAAGTGCTAACAATATGAGATATTTAAGAACTCAGTTTAGTGCTGCAACTTTAGTCAAAAGAACAGCAACTGAATGGTATTTATTTGGAGATATAACTAACGTAGTAATTTAATTATGTTAACATTAGCAACCCATCAATCTGCTACTTGGGGATACAGTGCAAAAACTCATTCTATAACAGGATTGACTAGTTTTGAAGGAACTGTTAGTAATGTAGGTTCTTTTACTAAACCTACTCTAGCTCCTAATGGAAAGTTATATTCTATTATGACTTGTAAAAGTGCAACCATAAATGGTGTTATACAAACTAATGTTATATTAGAAATAACCCCTGGAAATAGTAATACTGGTACAACTAATTATTCTGCTCCTACATTTAATTATTTAACTCCAGATGCTAGTGTAACCGCAAATTCTAGTGGATTTGCAAAACCTACATGGAATCAAGGTACTTTAAATGTTGTACAGGGATTTAATACTGGAATACTTGCTCCAAATGGTTTAATTTATTTTGTACCATTTGATAATCAAAATAATACTAATAAATGGGTAATATTTAATCCTACTTCTGGAAGATGGAAAACAGCAAATATTCATCCTAATTATGCAGAAGGTGCTACAACATATATTCCAAATGCTGTAGTAATATCAGCAGTATTAGGAACAGATGGTAAAATTTATGTATTTGGATATGGAACTAATACGGTTCCTTATTACAGATTTACTCCTACAACAAATGCTTCAGGAGATGTTGCTTCAATAGAAAGTAGCCATTATACTACATTGTTAAATAATGTTCCATTATGTAATCTTAATAGACAATGGAAAGATTCTACTGGCGCTTCTTATACAGATGCAGAAGTAAATGGTTTAGCAAAAGCTTATAATAACGGTGGAGCTTCAGGTAGACCATACGAAAAAGTGCAAATGTTTACAGATATTATTGTTCACCCTAGTGGAAGAATTTATTTTATTCCTGGAGCAGTTGGAAGAGGTAGAATATTTTATTTAAATATAAGTGCTTGGGGAAGTGCCACAGAGTTAGTATCTGCCACTGGATTAGTAGCTCCTAATTCTAAAAATATTGCAGCAAGTTATGCATTTTTAGAAAAACCTAGAGATGCATCCCATGATGTTGCTACTTTAAAAATTTATATAGTACCAAATAAAGGATTTTACGGTTCTACAACTACTTGCACAAATATTTTATGTATTAATCCTGTTAATAATACTATTTCAGAAATAGCTATTAATTATAGCAGTGATACTACTACTACTATTGGAAAAAGAATAAGTTTAAGTAATGGTTTAAATATATTTTATAATGTTGGAAGTGGATCAACCGTTCTTGCAAAAGATAGATCAGGAGGACATTTATTAACAGGATGGGATGTATCTAATAGTGATATAGATGGAGGAACACTTATTAATACACCTGGACCTGGAATTTTACATAATACAACTCCTGCAAGTTTTGGAGAAACATCTCCTGCATTTAGTTTAATAGGAGGAGGAGTAAATATTCCTTATCCACATCATAGTAAATTTATAGGATATCCAGGAGCTTTAACTACTATTTCAGAATTAGTAAGTGTAAAAGAATATGGACCTAATATAACTAATTTTAATTTTAAAACTGAAGATAAATCTGGATATGAGGTTCCAACAACTATTGGTGACTTAGCAACATCTTTATTTAATTCAAATTTTAATAAACCAAAGTAATCACATAAACCAACACAATATGCAAATTACAGCAACAAACCAAGTTTTTTTAAACTTGTTTAAAGCACTGCAAGACAGTAAAGAATGTAAAGGTCTTGACTTTGCAAAAGCAGTTATTTCTAATTCAGAAGTAATTAAAAATCATCTTCAGTATATTGAAGATATGGTAGTTCCAACAGAAGAGTTTATTACTCTTTCTATTGAAGCTAAAAAATACATGGACGTTGAGGATCTTGAAGCTCTTCAAGCAATGGAAGCTAAAGAAGAAAATGTAGAAGTTATTGCGGCTCGTAAAGAGCAATTAGCTAATGCAGATACTGAGCTTAAAAAAGAATCAACTTTAGAACTTGCAACAATTAAAGAAGCAGATGTTCCAAAAGATATTTCAGTTGCTAACTATGAAGTAATGAAAGTCATTATTAAGTAATGCAAAGTACAAAATCGGAAATACTACTTAATAGAATTTTAAAGAATGTGGGGTTGATTGATACAACCCCATATCTTTATACTGCTGAAAGTAATCCGTATTCTACTAAAACAGAAAGAATTCTGTATTTAATAGAATTGCATACTAGAGGGTTAGGACCTTTGTTAGATGATGTTAGATTAAACAAAGAATTTTATTTTGACTTTCAGACCACAGATTATATTAACTTTACAGTACCATATACTTGCATATTAAAAGAGATAGTTAAAAGCAATACTAATGCTAATTTAACTATTGTAAAAGTTAGTGATGGATCTGCTGTTAATGTAAACAATACAATATCAGCATACACTCAAATTAAAATAACTAGTGATATAGTAACACACGTAACACTTAAAGTAAGATTAAATGATTATATCTGACGGTAAAAAAATAAAAGTTTATAATGGTACTGCAGATACAATATCTGCTAATAAAGTTGTTATTGTAAAAGGTAAAACTGCTCATTTAGCTTCTTATACAGATAATGATTGTAAAATTTATCCACTAGGATATACTTTAACTTCTATATCTCCAGGTCAATATGGAGAAGTAATATTAGAAGGTTCTATTTTAAACATAAATACTTCAGCTTACGGTACTGGAAATGCTATTTTATATTTAAGTACTAATGGAAATTTAACTATAACTGCTCCTTCTGTTTCAATAATCATTGCTACTATATCTAAAAATGATCCTATTATAGGTGAAATTTACTTTAAAGTATTTACTCCAGCTACTGCAGCTTGGGGGGATATAGATGGAAATATTATAGATCAACCAGATTTACAAACAGCATTAAATAATAAAA